TTACTTTAGATAAAACAGAGTTGATGTTTGAGGATGAAAATGGAGACCTTGGAAACTTAACAACCAGAGACACTTCCATAAAGGACTACTCTGGTTATGTTAGGATATTGTCTAGCGCCTCAGATATCAAAATAAACACTAAAATTTATACTTAATATGACTACTTCTTCAGCTAATTTAATGCAGCAAACTTTATCTATTTTGCCAGATGCTATTGTTGAGTTATACGAAATAGATTTTAGTAATCTTCAGGTTAATTTTGATATATTGAGCGATATATATGGAATAAATTTTGGTAGCGAGCCCATCTATAGGTTTACCCCTATGTCTAATGAGGGAAATCCAGTTTATTGGCAAGATAAAGCTTACCAACCTCTTCCTGTAAAAACTGATTCTTTTGAAGCAAAATCAGATGGAAGGCTTCCTCGTCCTAATTTATACTTAGCTAATCCAGATGGAATTTTTTCTAAAATCACCCATTCAAATGATGACTTTGCGAACTGCAAGGTCACGAGAAAAAGAACTTTTACTAGGTTTTTAGATAATAAAAATTTTTTTAATGAGATAAATCCGTTTGGAACTGAGGATTATAATTCTCATTTTCCTGACGATGTTTACTATATAGGTAGAAAAGTAGAAGAAAATAAGGAGTTTGTAAAATTCGAGTTAGTTTCCTCCTTAGAATTAGATGAAACTCTGGTACCTGCCAGAATGGTTCTTCCTGGATACTGCGGTTTTACGTATAGGTGTTCAGTTGGATGCGGATACCAAGGGCTTCCAATAGAAACATCAAATGGAAAAAGTTTAAGAAAAGATTTTTCATATCTTATGCCAAAAATAGAAGACGAATACAATGTTGGGTGGATAAATCCTGATCTTTATTCTCCGAATTTAATTAATAGCAGCAATATAAAAGAATGGAATCGTTTCGGTAAAAACGGTACCGAAGATAATCCTCGGCCTTATGAATTAAATGACATTGTTAAAATATTACCATCAGAATCTAGCAATCCTTATAAATCTACCCCTCAGATTTATGTATGTATACAAACACATGAAAATGTAGGTTCGTATCACCCTTTTTTTTCTAGGGATCATTGGTTAAAAGATGAGTGCCAAAGAACGCTTGACGCATGCAAAAAAAGATTTTCTACAAATAATCAAGACAAGGATTTATACAAATATAATGGGGCTAACGATAAAACTTTATTAAGGTTTGGAGGGTTTCCTGGAACAGAGAGGTTCGATGTTGGAAGCGATTCTTAAGGATAAAAAAATTTTATCCCAAATTAAAGAAAAATTTCTAGAAAAACCTAATCAGGAGTCTTGTGGTATAATATACAAAGACTCGCGCGAACTCAGGTTCTTGTCGGTTGAAAATAAGAGCTGGAACCGTGAGAAGCATTTTGTTATTGACCCTGAGATTATCATTGCTTATTGTCCTGAATATATTGTTCACTCTCACGTCGATAGCTGCGCGAATCCAAGCGAATTGGATAAAAAAGTATCTAATGAATTGGCTATCCCATACTTAATATACAGCATTAAATATAATGACTTTTTCTTGTATAAAAATATAGGTGTATAGATATTATAGGTTTAAGGAAAAGTGAAAACTGTATATCTACATGGCAAGCTAGGCAAGATCTTTGGTAAAAAGTGGGATATTGCTGCGTCTACACCTAGGGAAGTTGTGCTTGCGTTAGATGCAAATATAGAAGGTTTTTCTCAGTATATTGTTAATTCTAATCAAAGTCATGTTGAATACATTATGTTGAATAAAGATATTCATTCTATAAAGAGCGAAAGAGATTAAAAAAAAAAAGTAAAATAAGAAGAAACAATTGATTAAAAGAAAAAAAATAAAGATTATCATATAATCCCTATAACGCAGGGCTCGGGGATCACCGGCTTCTTTAAGCTTGTTTTTGCTACAGGAGCATCAGGGTTTACTTTTAAGGCTGTTGTGGCAAAGATTATTTTTGCTGTGGCTATGTCATACGCAATGGCGGCTCTCACAAAACCGCCAGAACCTCCAAAAAGAAAAGACCCTATAAGTACCAAGTCGTATGTTATGTCCGGGGGAAGGACTAGGAGAAGCCAAGGCATCGCTGTTCCCCTTGGTTATGGAAGGTTGAAAGTTGGCGCAACAGGCATTGCAGAATCTGAGATTACCAGAAGAAAAGAAAGTAAAAAAGATTCACTGCTTGAGTCTTATTCTGAGAAAGAGTTTGTTGATTTACTTTGCGAAGGCCCAATAGAAGGATTTTGTAATAAATACGGAGCATTGTTGAGCGACGACGATATCTCTGAGGGAATTTATCTTAATGATGTACAAGTTAGAAATACTCCTTTGTCGATAACCGAGAAAGGCACTTTAAATTATATACTAAACGAAGATATGGATACCATTGGTAAACCTAAGTTTCAAAAGGGTAATGAAACGGAAAGTAATTACTTAACTAATGGAGTATCTTACGTAAAAAGATATGAACTTTTAATGACCGGGCCAAGCCCATACGGCGCGAGCAACAAGGGTAATTATGATGCAAGCACCGCTCCTGCAAATTATAGCTCTATACAATCAGCTAAGGAAAACGATGCAAAAATTTTATCTCATACGATATCAAATCAATTTGTTTCTGAAGTGATTTTTTCTATGGCGATAGAAGTGTCTGATGCTAATAATGATGGAGTAGCACAACGGCTGGCTGAGGACAAAAGATTAAGATTTGCAATTCTTGTTAGTCGAGCAGGCAGAGAATACAATGTTTATCAAGCGGATTCTGGATGTACTCAAGTAAGTTACGATGGAGGGGCGGGAATTTCAAATCATGGCGAAGGTTTTGATCAATACTTTGAGATTGACGGTATCGCAACAACCGCATATCAATTTGATATAAGAGTGAAGTTTGATAATTTTTTGAGTTTAGAAGATGTTGGGGGAAATTGGGTGTTTAAAATTATAAAATTAAGTCCAGAATTTGATCCGACAGTAAAGGATAAAAATGTTGGGGGAATTACTAGACAGAGGAATATACAATTTAGTCATGTTGTTGAGCGTATTCATGAAAATCTTCAATATACGAACTCCGCTGCTGTTCATGTAAAAGTAGATAGTAAAAATATTAATCGGGTACCTGAGAGGTCTTATCATGTTAAGATGAAGAAAATATTGATCCCTTCGAATTACGATCCCGTAAATAAAATTTATAATGGGCCCTGGGATGGATTGATGAAAGGACAAGAGGATGATAGTGAATCTGTTCACACTATAAATGACTCTGATAAATACTGGTCAGATAATCCAGCATGGATATTATTTGATTTAATTTATAATGCAAGATACGGTGTTGGTAAGTATGGTTTAACCGAAGAGTCTATAGATAAATGGCAGTTATATAAAATTGGAAAGTATTGTGATGAATTGGTTGAAACTGATTATCCTATTGAAACAAAGAGTCTGTATCCAAGAGCTTTTCAGACAAATAATAGAATTCAAAATAATGCGAGCCCTCCCAGTTTTAATGTGATTATTGACTCGAGAGAGTATACAAGCGAAACCTATTCTGAAACAAAATTGCTAAAAGATCTCGATCACTCAGAGAATACATTGACCGATGAACAAGCGAGAGAAAATTTTATAAAAGAATTTGGAGAGGGCATATCAATGGCCGGAAGAAAAGTGGCGTTTTTCATAGACTCAAATTCTCAATCTTATACCGACTCAAAAGCTCAATACGAATCTGCTAAAAGAGATGGTAAGGTATACATCGAGCAGAGAAACTTGATTAGCTCTAATCCAGATAATTTTTCTATTACGCTTGAAGGCCCTCCTTTAGAAAATGAAGTTTCTAGGGTTTTACAAGGAACAGTGACTTTTCAGGCAGGAGAGGGCAACTTATTTGGATCTGGAACTTTATTTCAAGATCAATTGTTTGAGGGTGCGATAATTAAAATTAACAATAGCGAATATACTGTTGCTTCTATACTGAATAACACTGAGCTTATAATTGCCGAGACTTTCAGCGAAACTGTTTTAGGTAGTGAAAATCAAAGAGTGATGATAACTAAAGCTATTGGAGCTTGTGCAAATCAAATAAATCATGAAATTGTAGAATCTAGGTTTTCTTGTAATCTGTATTTAACAGAAAGAAGAGAAG